CAAGTTGTCATTACGCTAACTCAGATTTTACAAGTATGATAGCCCTGTCATCATTAGGGAAAGTCTCGACCGTTAAGTCTGCGTAAGTAACCTGAAATTCAACGTAGTAAGTATCCACAGTATCAGTATCGCCTGTAACCCAATCATACTTTACAATACCATTGGCTGCATCTACAATAGTCATCTCTTCGCTTACTTTTAAGACACCAGAGGCGGACTTCATGTGCATAACAACATCAGCACCAGTAAGGTCTACATTAGAACCAGTAGCATCTTTAAGTGTGGCTTGAATAGCTGGCGATGTATCATTTTGCTTGATTATAAACGCCATTAGGCTACCTCATTTATAGGATTACTTAGTGTTGCACTGTTATTTGTAGCGGGTACTACGGAAGAATTAGAGGAACCGCTAAAGTTTATAACATTAGACAACTCAGTTATTGTAGCAGTATTACCCTCTATTTCATCTAATGTAGCAGAGGTCTTATTTGTAGAGCTTATGTCAACAATACGTCTTAGTGCAGCATTATCATTAAGGATGCCATCCCCAAGCTCTGTAAGAAGTAAATCAGTATTTTCTTGTAGGATATTAGCAGACATAATCTAAATCCTAGCTTAGTTTTGTTCTGGGGTTTGATCACCAACGGTAGAGTCATAGTTTAGTTCAGCTATGTCCATAAGGTCTTGGATAACCTCTGGGTGGGACGACACATCAATACCAGCACCATTAAGATTACGTAGGAAGGAAGCAAGCTCACGGAGATCGTGTGGAGCTACATCACCAGCTATGATCTTAGGCATCAGGTCATAGTTCAGACCGTTCAACTCCCACAAACGCTCGACCAACTGTTTGTTGAGAACGTCTACGATAGCTTGGATGTAACTTTCCAATGCACGGAGGAACAGGTCTGTCTTGGACTTGGACAAAGCATAAGAACCACCTTGTGAACCAAGCATAAGAAACTCAGAAAGAACGGAACGAGCAATATCGTGCTGATAGCGGCGAACAATGGGATCAATGTCAATGTTTCTGCTTCCGCTTGACGACATAAGTTCAATATCTACTAGACGAGTAGAGGTCGGTGAACCATCTTTGTCTGGGTAGGTATCACTAGGGAGAATGATGTACCCTTGATCGTTGAACTTAACGTCACGAAGGATACCCTGTAGGCTATTAACGAAGCCAGCTTGTGCTGGGGTAGCATCAGGTGACAGGTACTCAGCAGGAATACGAGCAACTGGAATACCAGCTAGTTCACGTTCAACTGCAATAGCCTCAATATTCTGGATGTTATTTAAGTACTCGTAGCTAGTGTAAGCATTACGAAGGATTGAACGACCAGATGGATCACCATTGATAGATGTTGTACGATAATATAGGGATTTAACAGCGGGAATGTAGTTAGTGCCTTTAGGCCCAACAGTGTCTTGGTATAGACCTAAGACATCACCAGTTATTTGATCAACATCAAACTTATTAACAGTCCAAGGCGCACGTATAGCGATCTTACGAACTCCCAAACGTCCATCAGAGTACTTAGACTTCTTGTTACCGTTTTTAAACTGTGGCCCAACACGGCGTTTATATACAACCTCAAACCAAGCAAACCCGTAAGAAAGTGAAGATAGAGCTTCTGCAACATGATCATCTAATGTGTGTTCCATATCATCTAAAACACTTAATACAAACATACGCTCACGTTCAGCTTCTGGGCTGTCGTTAGCTGCATGAACCTTTAACTCAACGTCACGTAGTACTTGTTCAGCAGCGTACATAACAGCACCAATGGTACTATCGTTGTCTCGCATCTCACGGTATTTACGGATGGCCTTACGACCACGGAGTTCGGGTAGGAACTCATCAGAACGGATTTGTCCATTACGAACATTTTGACCAGCTACACCTAGTGTAGATTTAGCATCTGCTTCTGTGAGGTTCTTCACCATTTTGGGTTGCTCTTTATATTAAGTGTATATCTAGCGCAAACCTTTTGCACTGCTATATGCTAATTTAAGTTGTGGTTTAGCATAACCGTTGAGTGAGAGGTCTGTTATAGCCCATACCATCGCATCAAGCCTATCTGGTGAACCAATTGACCCTAATGGTTCCCATGTTCTCATTTGCGTTTCGAGTTCGTTTAGATTAGCCCCGTCAGGGGGATTAGATACGTGCTTAACAAGTCCACGTTCATATAGCGCAGATATAGGTTCAGCACGAGCATATTTACCCCTTGAAGCCCTTACGGCTTTGAATGGAACGGTTTCATCTTCTCCGTGAATGGTGGTCTTAACCATGTCACCACCTTGGTTTACTTCAGCTACAATCCTGTCAGCTTCATATTGGTGGTATAATTCAATAGCTTTGGATGCCCAACCTTGCGGGGACATCTTACCTGTATAATCACCTAGTACGTAAGCGATGCCATTAACATCTATACCAGCTACAACAATACCTGTCATGTCACTTTCTTTATTAGCTGTGACAGCAGGATCAAGTGCGACAACAATCCTAGTTAAGTCAGGTACGTCTTCATACTTAATAGCAGCACCATCTAGCATATCTGTATTCCAGAGAGCGCCTTCAGCTTCCTCTAGTACTTCAGCGTAGAGTTCCTGTCTACCAAGACGGGTGCCTTCGTATTGTTCCTTAACCGCAGTAAGGTAGGTGTCTGCAAGGTTAGCAGCGTTATCAAAAGTAGAACCTGTAGTGACATAAGTCTTACGATCCTTTAAGATGTGTCTGATCAACTTCGTAGGCTTAGGAGTAGTAGTAACTGTAATACGTGGGTGCTTCCCAAGTCTCATACAGAACTGCAACATAGCCCAAGTGTCATCATCTTTATTCCAAGCTGCTAACTCATCACACCAAGCAGCCTCAAACTGTGGGCCACGTAAGCGTTCAGGTTCTTCAGCGGAGAAGAACTGCACTTGCGCTCCATTCTCCCAAGTCAGTGATCTCTTAGTGGGCGACCAATCAGGAAAGCCCATAGGCTTACCAGCATAAGTCTTATCACCCTTCCAGCAGAGATTAAGAAACCCAGACTCACCCTTAACCATAACACGTTCAATGTCTGAGTTAGTAGCAGCTATAGCAGCAATACGCTTACGTCCATGCTTAACTTGTTCTCTAACCCACTCAACACCAGCACGGGTCTTACCGAAACCACGACCAGCATTAATAAGCCATACGTTCCAGTCTTTACCTAGTGGCTCTAACTGTTCGTCTCTAGCCCAGAACAACCAATCATGTTGTAACTCTTCAACCTTAGCTGGGCCTAACTGCTTGAATATAGTAGCTACCTGATCTTGTGGTAGCTTACGGATACTATCAGCGGTAATAGCTCTGCTATTTTGGGTTATCTTCCTGTGTATCGGGTTCATTATCAAATCCTAGCAAAGCCATCAATGAACTGACAGCACTCTCGTCTGAATCAGGATCAACGTCTTGCTCAACTTCTACAACAGTCTGTGTAGGTGACCATCCACCTCTAGACCGTAAGAAAAACTCTTGTGACTTGAAGTCACCTTCCATAGCTTGATCAATAACTTTCTTACCAACCATACCATTAATCTTAGCACGTTCAGTCTCTATGAATGTACCATATATCTTGTACATAGTAGATAGAGACTTAGGGGCTGACTGTAAGTGTTGCATAGATGCAATCATCTGACGTATCCCTACGCCACCTTGGATACACTCCAAGATGTGCTTCTCTACTAGTTTAGAGTATGGGAGTTTATCTAACATAATTACTTACTCTGCGGTAAACGCTTTAAGAGGACAACAAATAATAAGACTACTACTTAAGTGGGTAGTCCGTATTCTGTATTATAGTATTCCGTCCAGACCATCGGCAAGACCCGTACCTCTATCGTATGTGGAAATGTACGTCTTGGTTGATCTATCAGGAAAGACTTTAAGACTATACTTAAGTTTACCACTTAATGTCTTCAACTAGTATGTATTATTAACTAGTAGTATATAAACTAGTATGTATTATGACTTACGTACATACTTAAGTTAGTCTCTTACTATACTATAGGGATATTTTTTGTCGTTTGTAACAGTGAAAAACAAACTATTTTATATGTCGTTGATAACAAACGAATCTTTATTTTAGGTCTATTGTTGTTTTTTTTCAAATGTGTTGCACAAATGACACACTATCTCTGTCGTGGTGGACTCAGGTGCGTCACCTTGTCGCAGAGGGAAAGTAATTTCTTATCTTGGATTTATATACGGGTACTGGGTGCGCCTGATTCGCTGGCGTATAATTCCAAGGGACCCATAGGTATGTCAATAGATAATCAACCCCCTAGTGAAAATAAAGTACTAGTGTGACAATAATACCACATTGTTATTGATTCGGTATGATACAAATGTGTTGCATAAATGTCACAACATGCAATAAAACTTGCGTATATTAAAGTTTTTACTTGCCTAGGATAGGCTCGGCGCAGACATAACGGCATACCGATTCGTTTTATCAATCGGCGGATTCTCGCCTATGTATAACAAGCGGATTTCCGCCTATGCTATTGATAAGAAAAGCCTATCAAGAGTCGCCCCATTGATAAGCCTAAGCTATTAATCATTTTACGAAGTCTAGTCTATTAGATAGTAGAATCTTTCTTCTCTTGTCTCTTGTACTTCACAAGACTCCTCGCAACAGTCTACACACAAGACTCCTTCCATGTTCTCAACGCCTACCCAATCGGGAGTCCACTTGTCGCAAAACTCACAACATAAAAGCTCTTTACCATGTAGACTTGATAGTTTGTCTATCATTGGATCAATCCCCCCTTGCCATTGTCATAATGAATTGCCAAGCCATATCGCTAGACTCAAATAGCATCACCCATTCATTGTGTCTTGATTGATTCCAGACTCTGACAGTCCTGTCCGTGTTTGTAGTTATGATTAGATTAAGCATAATTATTTAACTCCCTTAATAATGCCGCTTTCCATAGTAACAACCGCAAAGAATTCCCGCCCTATACCCGTTATGTGTGGCCTATTAGCACCCGTTATAGAGCCGTTTGGCGTATACTCTGGCCCGAATAGGCTTGTCTCAATATACTTTAAGGGCTTGCCTATGTTGGCCTTAAGCTCTTTCTTGCTTGGATATTTAAAGATAATCATATTAGTTTGCCCCCCTTACGGTAAAGCCCGAAGTGTCCATTTTGGCCAAGCCCTTAGCCTTTAGCCCTACAACAACCCCTTTATTATCTAGTGGCCTAAAATCATGTAGGTCACCGTTAATAACTTGCTTGCCTAGATAAGTAGCGGGTAATGCTTTCTCAAATACAACCGCAACATTGCCACCCGCTTGTAATACTTGCGCAACCTTGTCGTCATTAGATTCAGACTTGCTAAAAGTAATATGGTAATTACTCGGCATTAAGCCCTTAGCCCATTTTAAGGCCCGTTTTAGTGACTTGCTATAATCATAAAATTCAAGGTTAGGGAAGGCTTCCATAATATTACTAAAGGTTGTGTTATTAACTTTTACTTCCACAAGCTCAAAAGCAATATCACTTGTTGCATTAGGCCTAAAAGCCCCTTGCATTTTTACCCGCTTGGCCTTTATCTCTAAGGCTTCCAACTCAAAGCATACAACAGCCATAAATGCCGCTCTTGCCTTAAAATAGGCTTGAGTCTTTACCCGCCTAGCTCTTTCTTTCCCTTTAGCGTAAATGGGATTCCCTGCCGTATTAAGGCAAGCCTCCTTGCAACCCTCGCTTGCATCAGCGCAAGTATTAAACCCGCTTAAGCGCCAAGGGGCTAGATGCAACGGGCTAGATAATACCCCTTGTAATTGGTTCTTGAAGACTTTGGGGTTAGATTCGGGCTTGCTTATAGCACTACCAAAATTGAAGCCCTTACTTGCCAAATATCTATGGGCTTTTGCCTTGCTTTTATATCCGTTATAAATTGCCATTGTCTTAAGCTCCCATTTTATAGATTGTTGCACTATGGAAGCCATAATACATATGAAAAGGCTCATTACTTTCTTTAAAGTGTAAAACAGCTTGTTTACGGGTTTTAGAGTCGTATTTAAAACCGCTTTGTGCAACAGCGTCTAAAACAGTATCAAAAGCCATAACAGGCCGTTTTAATTCGTGTAATTCATATGTCATAATTAAAAATCCCCTTGGTTATATTCCGTTGTATCAAAATCTTGATATAAACCGCCTATTCCGTTTAATTGGATACCGATTCCGCTCTTGTCAGCCCATAGGCTTAAAAAACCACCCATAACTAAGCAATAAAAGAATAAGGCTAAAAATGCGATATTTGTTGTGTATGCTAAAATTGATTTAATCATTGTTCGATTCCTAAAATGTTAAGATTAAGGCAATAGCAAAAGGGATAAGCCCTACCAAAGCGCCCATTGCCAGATGAAAGAATACAGTTTGATTCCAAGTATAGCCTTGACGGTTTTTTGCGTTATAGCGGCGTATTTCTCTATTTGTCATTGTCTTAATTCCTTGTGTTTGTTGTTATCTTATATTGAGTAAATAGGAGTCTTAGGTGAGTCGCAAGTAAAAAACGCATAAAAACCGCCTAAAATACAATTTATTTTCGCCTAGTATATAGTAAGGCCGAATAGCCCTAAAACCGCCTAAAAAGGCCCGTACAAGCCCGTTAGTGTTTTTGGATACCTTAACCCATAAAAACGATTCGTTGGGCTGTACGGGTGTCAACCCATAAAATGCAATAAAATCGTATTATAGGCAAAATAAAAATAATTTTCTGGGTTGTCAGTCTCAATTTTTTTTGATATTCTGTAGAGTCATGCCGAATCAGCTATGCAAAAACTGCATGACAGCCATGCAATAATAGCACTTGTCACGATTCCTTGCGGTTATGCCAAAATCCGAATCATAGCTAATTTTAACGGGAAAGAATATTTCACGAATGACCTACTTTAAGCAATTTTGTTGCTCGATAGATTATTGCCAAAATACCAGATTTAACGCAAGATTCTTGCGTGATAGATTATTGCGTAAAAACCCTAGTTTTGAGCAAGATTCTTGCGTAATAGATTCTTGCGTAAAAACCGAATTTTCAGCAATATTGTTACAAGCAAGATTATTACAAGAATCCCCCCGATTCCCGCAAGATTCTGTCTCGCAAGATTATTACAAGAATCAGGGTGATTCCCGCAAGATTCAATCGTCTGGAACGAATCAGGAACGAATCATGAAACCAGAACGAATCGGCAACGGTACCCCACCGATGGAAAATGAGACCCCACCAGTGGAAAATGAGAGCTATACCCCACCAGTGGAAAATGAGAGCTATACCCCACCGATGGAAAATG